GCTAACCATAATAACGAAATAGGAAACAAGAAAGGTGCCATCGCGTTAACAACTGCAAATGACAACAAGGACATGTGTCCCGCTCGGCGGAACGTGACCCCACCTTTCCAAATATTGTAACGACGCAGAATGGCAATCAGAAAATTAAGGTTATGAGTATAAAATTTATTATCAGAGAGAGCAAAAAGCAAACTCAGACAACGGTACTCTTTTACCTTTTCCCATGCCTTCTTAACGTCATCAGGTAGCTCAAAAGCCGCCTGATTACATCTGCAAATCTTCGTTGGACGATCACACATCTCACAGAATTCCAATTTCTGTGCTAAATTAGTTGAATTCTCAACAACGAATTTTTGATTTGCAAAATGAGCTTTTGAATCTTCAATAATAAAGTCAATAACGGTATTGATATCGGCACAAGGAAAAATATCCTTAAGTACCGCTCTCCCAGAGCTATTATCAGCTACTTGACAATGGAAGTTCCATACATCAGGGTACGGGTCATCTCCAAAGTCTTCTCTGACTTTACTTGAATTCAATTGAACTCCATTCTTAGTATACTTCTCCTTTACAGAAACCGTAATGTGAATATTAGAACGTCTTAAAATAGACATGATGTCATTAGAATAAACACCTGCTAGACGATCACACATCAAGTTACTAGTAGTGACTAAGCATTTGGGTTCAAGGGAAATCTTACCTTTTTGTTCCACCTCTGCCATATTGGCATAGTATGGAATATTATTGCACAAATCAATAATGTGCTGAGTGGGAGCCTTCTCGGCGAAATCGGGTTTAGTATTACCCACATCATCAAGAAAAATTCCCGTCACATATGAACGTGCGGTAGACATGTACTTATCAGAATCATTGACAGTAATCAGATGATCATCCTCGGCATTAAAACCGTTGGCTTTAAGTACAATACGCATAAGTAATGCTGAAATGTAAGATTTTCCAACTGCTGAAGTACCATGGATATAAATTCCATAAGGTGCCTCACGCAGTGTTCCACTAGTGCGAAACTGAATATAATCAGCATGGCACTTTTGTAATTGTTCGACCTTTCTGCTCATGATGGACTTTTCAGGTCCTTTCAATCCACGCATAATGGTCTTTGCAGTCTCAAGAGTCTTTTGTAACAACAGATCGTAATCATTTTCTGTCATTTTTCCATCAGAAAACCTCTCGAGATTCCCACATCGAACGAATGTACTCAATTCAAGGATAGTAAAGTAATCCTCTTCAAATTTCTGGGCATCAGCATCCTCATAAAGAAAAATGCTCCAATCCCCAGTTTTGAAACACTGGTAAATTCCTTCGGAAAAATACGTCACGGTCTCTAATAGCGCCTGAATAAAATCAGATGCACTAACGTGGCGTTGGTGCGCTCCAATGGAGAAAATTCTCACTCCATTAAAGTCTACATTAAAATGGGACAATTCACACAAACCAAGTGCAGCAAACATCGAAATAAGCTTAGAAAGCTTAGTAAAAGCGGGAGCATGGACAACTGTGGTCCAATTATCTTTTGCTTTTCTTAGCAATTCTAGCCAATCAATATCAATAGCTGCCTGGTGTTCCAAAGCATCGAAATCGTTCTTCCAAAAGCGATCTAAATCGAGTGCTGTGAAAAGTCCAGCTTCAACCAAATAATCCTTCGCAAGTTCAACAACTGACTTATTATAAAAAGTCTTGATG